CTTCCACACCTCTTGACCAGTCTCATGGTCAAAAGATAGAACCTCATACCCTTCTTCCGCAATATCATAGATCTCAGGCGTGTCCAGGTCTTCAATCCCACAGCGCCTTCCAAGCTCCTTGAAGGTAATCTCTTCTTCGATGTATTCTGGGTTACTCATTGGTTCTCTTTTGTTGTTTTCCATAGGTTTCCGTCTTTCGATGGCACTCAACACACATGACTCTACCATTGCTAATGTTCCAAAGAGGTGAATACAGAGCAGCTTCTTCAACAGAAGAAATCTTGCCTTCTTTCAGCATCAAGTGGAACGGGTAAATGTGGTCTACATGCAAGTAACCTTTTGCTTGGCAAATGATACACTTGAATTCATCTCGTCTCATCACTGCCAAACGCCACTCCTTGTAATGCGGCATAACCCTAATCAGGTCAGAAAGCTCTGTGATTCCACCTTTCCAATTAGGATTTTCCTCCTTCTTTTTGGGATGTTCCTTGTTGTACGTTGCTAGCGTCTTGGCTAGCTTGTCCCTGTGCTCTTTTGTTTTGGGAGGTTTGGGTTTTGGAAGAGGCTGGATGTCGTAGCACTCTCCAAGCTTCACAATAGCATGCCTGATCCACTTGTGCCCAAAAGCAAGTTGATCAGCAATGTCCTTGTATGGCATACCATCTTTGCAGAAGTCAACAATGGCCTGATACACCGACGAAGATACCGTCTGATCCAAGTGCTTGATTTGATGCTGAGTGCAATGTTGCTTTACAAACCGTCTATATACCCTCTCAGAGAGACCTAAGCGAGCCATAATTTCTGCTGAAGGAACAAAGTGTTTATCCCAGCACTCCTTCAACACAGCAAGCTGCTCAGGAGTTGCTACCACTTCTCTCGCTTTGCCAATATTTCTCCTTCTCTCTTCTGTGAAGACTTTGCCAGTGTTGCTCCTCGCAATCTTAGCCTTGGTCTCTTCGGAGTGTCTGCGCCGATGTTCCGTCTTAGCTGATTTCATGGAACTAATTATGCAGAGATTTTGCGCCTTACTTTGAGCCGTGTAAGTGGATGTAGGCACGGGTCACCGTACATGACGCCAATCTTCATTCTTTGCTGGTTGATGAGCAAAAGAACTACCTTCTCGTTGGCGATGATGTTGCTGATCTTCCTCATACCCTTGGAAAGGACACGAGCTTGCAGACCGATAGAATTATCATCATAGTTGCCCTGGAGTTCTGCCTTTGGCGAACAAGCAGCTACTGAATCCCAGATAATAACCATTGGGGCATCTTTCCCATTGGCAGCATTCATGGCACGGCACTTCAAAATGGCCGTTTCAGCCCACTTGAAGACTTCCTCGGTGCAGTTGGTCTGGATGAACACGAAATTCTTCTTGACATCCAAACCAAGCAACCGCAAGTTCTCAGGGGATGTGGCATTCTCCGTGTCGATGTAAACTGCCACACCGCCCATTGCCTGAACAGACTTGGCCGCTTCAAAGGCCAGATGTGATTTTCCACAGGAAGGAGGACCCTGAATCTCAATGATTCTGCCTTCCGGAAAGCCAGCTCCACGCTTGTTGCCAATCACATAGTCCAGGAGCCTGGACCCAGTAGAAACCCACCGCTTCACGTTCGTAGGAGCGTCATCGTCTCCCAGGTTAAACGCCACCTTCTCACCAGCTTCTCGGTTGAGTTGCTTGATGAGTTCAGCAGCGTAGTCTTCTGCGTTATCAGTAGCAGATGAAACCGAAGGAGTAGAAGTAGTTGAGGTTATCGTCTTCTTTGGCGGCATAGAATTTCCTTTATGGTTGTCTTCAGGCTAAGTTTCTCTCAGCCTGGGCTAGATGAATTGTCGTTTTGTGTACCTTCTTCGTCCTCGTCCAGCTCTTTGATGAGGCAAATGCCAACAGAACCGCCATGTTTCTCAAACTTCCACAGGCCCTTGATGGCTCCCTTGTGGAAATATGAAGTCTTTAAGGCGTGTTCGAACCCTCTAGCAAGCATCACATAGCGTGCTCCTGTCTCCAGGCACCGGAACTCGAAGTTTAGAACTGACTGGTATTTGTGCAATTTTTCAAATTGCAGAGTGGCCTTTAGAGCAAATTCCGCTGGGTTAAGTTGCTCGAACTCGTCTATGGTATACTTTGGAGGTTTATGGGTTTTAGTCTGCCAATCATATTCAGGCCTTAGGTGGCCTTCCAAGTAGAAGGTAAGCCATCCCTTCTTCTTGTGTCTCCAAATGCTCCAGGACGGGCGCTTGGAAGGCTTGGGCGCAGTGGCTTTACGAGGCATTAGAATCCATCACTTCCTCTTCTTCCTCAGTTAGCTCTCGAACCACTTTGATTGAGAGTGTTCGTCCCCTTTTCACAAACCCGAACCGAGCGGTGACATGGCCCTTGATGATCGTGTGATTCTGAAGAAGGTCATCAACTTCAGAGATCTGCATCATGTACCGATGGCCATTTCGAAGGTCTCGAAACCGGAAATGAGTGCCCCAGGCACTCTGCAACTTCATCGTTGTGTTGAACTCACAATCGGAGGCAAGCACCTCTTTGCAATTAGAGTGCGGGTCAATGTGATGCTCACCCTTCTCGTCAAGATACAGTTTCCATGTCGGTTTGCGTGGACTAGTCATACCAGCATCCTATCACAACACCGAAGTGCTGCAACACCCAAAACCCCAACCGAGTAATTCGGTTGGGGTTAATGGTCAGGAGGGGGAGGATCTCCTGTTTTGATGGACTGTGTTGTTGAGTGGAGATTTACAGCTCGGTTAGCTGTGTGTTACAACCCTTCAAACTGATCTTCCACAGATCTGCTGGCAGCAATGTCAGCGGCAGAATCGCTGACTCCGTGAGAAAGCCCAGCCTCATCTTCATCCGAGTTCTTCTTGGCACCAGCAGAGAGGTAGGTCTCCAGCATGGTCTCCAGTTCTTCCTGAGTTTTCACCTGCTTAGCAAAGATCTCCTGAAGATTTGGGATGCTGGCAATCAGCTTCTCGGCTTCTTCAGGCTTAGAAGCAAGTTTGGACGGCTTGGTCCGAGCGATAACCTTCACGTCATTTACCGGAAAGGTCTTTCCGGTCCCAGGCTGAGTAAAGGTCTTGCCAGAAGGACTGACCGTTACCTGGAAGTCGTAGCCCTTCTCAGGACTTGTCACATCTTCGTCATGGTAATCCTCGCTCACGAGGATGGCGTAGATTTCTTTGCAAACAGTTGGAGAGATCTCCCAAACCTGGACGCCTTTCGCTGCTTCCTCACGGACCAAGACCGGAGCAAAGTAACGTGGTTTCGACAGGAGTCCCTTGATCACGTTCCAAGCGCTCTTATCGTTTCGCTTCTTCCGAAGCTCAGTCACCAAATCCGCAATCGGATCAGGCAGACCAAACTGAGCCGGCGCTACCAACCTGAAAGACGAAAGAGCTTTGTTATCGTAGTAGGCCACTTCCTGGAAAGGTTGTTCGTTCTGATCCTGGTACGGAAGAAACCGTACGTTGTACGTTCGAGACTTGCCGTCTTCAGTCAAGGTCGGCTTCCACTGAGAAAATGGAGGTCCCTTCTTTGCAGAAGCTTTCTTTTCACCGCTCATGACAGCGAAGCGATCCTGAATGTTCTTGATGTTATATGCCATTTTGGGTTTTCCTTGGGTCTTTCTTTGGGTTCAAACTTCTGGGTTTGACTATGAACAGCACTATCGCTGCCTTAGTAAGTATGAACCACAGAGATTGTTGTGCCTAATGAATCGACAGCCTAATTTCCTAGCGTTTTCACCTGGTTAAAAGACAATGAAAGTGGGGCGATACCCCAGGAGAGAAGTTCTTCCGCGGTTCCGGAGAGCAGTTGTTCGGACAGCCTGCTGGAGCACCACGGCAAGCATGGGCTCATTGCCGACTGGAAGGCTCTCTTCGCCTGGGCGTGCGCGATCTCGGATGGAGGAGATCGCATAGTGCTCGTTCTCTTCAAGAGCAATCCCAAAGCTCTGAAGCAGATACAGAGACCGAAGGGAAACAGGGATGTTCACGAAGTCCGGGTTGGTCTCATACATGATACCCTGCTTGTTGTGCCAGTCTGAGTTCTTGGGGAGGTAGTAGTCCTTTTTGCCATTTCCGACCTTTCCGATGTCGTGGAATAGACCTGTAACGACAATCTCTTCAGCCTGAAGATTGGCTTCGTAGGCTTTATTGAGTGCCACCATGGTCTTGACCACGTTCAAGGAATGTTCCACCAAACCACCAGGATACGCTCCCTGGTACTCGGTACGGGTGGAGGCAGGAGTCACAAGAAGCGGCTCTTCTAGCTTGTCAACCAAAAGAAGGAGTTGGTTGGCACGGTTGCCAGAACCAATAACCTTTTCTCGGACCAGCTTCTTGAAGGTCTCAATGTTGTCAATAGCCTTTTGGAGTTCCGTCTTAGCCATGAATGTACTCTACACCACAGAGAGAAAGCTTTGAACCAATTTTGCACCTCCTCAGAAATGCGAGGATTTTAGAGGGAAAGAGGCTTCCGGTGGGAAGAGGGGGATGTGCTTGGAGCCAACGTCGCACAGGGTGTTCAGGAGAGGCAGCATGTCCTTGTGAACATCCAGTACCAGGGCATCGTGGAGGATGAACAGAGGAACAATCCCTGAATTTCCTTGGATATATCGGAGGATGTTGCGAAAACCGTACATCACCACATCAACAGCAGTGCTCTGGATGTGGTAGTTTAGGAGCATGTAGGTATTAATTCCCTGGGTGTCGACTCTTCTTCCGTAGTAGCTGTGAATGAACTGCCGGTTGTTTGCTTCGTATTCTTTCAAAATGCGGGCACGAAGGGCAGGAAGAGAGAAGAACTCCCCAAGGACTTCAATCAGACTAAGGGGATTCGATACCCCCTCCAGCTTCCCCATAATGGTCTCGTAGCTGGCTCCGTAGAGCTGACTCAACACCACCTCTTTGACCAATTCCCTGGGGATGTCAGTGATCCCCAGCTCCCTCATAACCATAAAGTACAAATCCCTCTCCTGTGCATTAGCGCAAAAGCGTGGAGGATAACCAAGAGGGGGGGAGAGAGAGGGGGATAGGTTAGAGAGAAGGAGAGCAAGTCTTGGTTCCAAAGAGGAATAATCCAGGTGCATCACCTGGCCCTCAAAACCAAACCGAGAAGCAAAAATGTTCCTTTGTTCTTTCGGGAGCAGCAAAATATTTGGACCTTCCAATACCTTTAGCCTCCCTGTTCGGGTATCGCACCTTGAGTACATTACCTCCCCAGCATATCCGTCCAGGTCTGGCTCAAATGTTGCAAACACATGAGGAGTCACCAAGTTCCGGTTCGAAGAGTGAACCATCCATGCCCTTCGGTCGATCTTGGCTGGATGTAATCCGGAGAAGATCCTGTTTCCACGCTTGTAGTGAGTCTGGTAGTAGGTTAGATCCAGGCTGCCGAACCTCTCAACAAGGTCCTTCCCGAGGGCCTTCACGGATTCCGTAAAAGCCCGTGGTGGCATCGCAAGGCTCCAGGGCACCTTAGATACGTCCTGGCTCCCTAAGGCCGTCCGGAGGGCTTTTACGTGGGCTGGCGGGGGAAAGGAGGAGGGGAAGGGAAGGGAGTAGAGTTTTGAGACTTCCAGGAATGAAGGATCACCGTAGATGAGAATGGCTTCATCTGGCAATTCCTCTCCGACTCTTCGAAGTTCACCTGAAGGGAGGCAAAGTAGATGCTGTTTGAAACCAAGGACTTCCTTATGAATATAAATGTCCACCATATGGTAATGGTGGACATTGGAAGGTGGTGTTGTCAATGATTATCGGGAGTTTTGTTGTCTCTGCCGTTCAAACGCGTTCAGCATGGTTTGAGCATCGCGGACGGTGTTGATGAGCGATCTATACTTTCCCCAGCCGTCGTAAGGGGAAAATTTGATGTCTGTTGAAAAAGAGCCCATCTCGAACTTGTGAGAAAGTCCGGTTACAAAATAGTAGTTGTCAATGGTTGTGCCTGTACCAAAGTCAACAAAAAACTTACTGCCGTACTCCAAAAGAGGACAACCAAGAGAAGACACGGCGAGATCGCAAGGGATCACCTGGAGAGGAAGACCGCCAGGAGATTCGCCATTAGGCTCCAAAAAGTCTTCATGGAAAGAACGCAGAAGGTTAACGGTAGAGAGTTGGGCATTCTGCTGAGTGGACAAAGCGGCCGCCTTCACCGCTGTTCCTTGAGCTCCTACAATGATGTAAGGGCTGGTTTTCATCATGAATTCCCGAAGCCTTTGAGATCCTCCATTGATTCGATACAGAGGCGGGTTGGAATCCTGAATCTGCTCGATCAGCTGGGCATCCCGAGCTGCCTGAATAATGGAGGAGGATGTGGCGGCTTGGGATTCTGTAACGCCTTGATTCCCTCCCTGAATGGCAGGAACGGGTTGAATGACCCTAAGTTCCTCATCTCGATTAGCCTCAAGAAGAGCAACCTGAGAGTCATAGGATGTGGTGTTTCGATCGAAAATATGAATTCGAAGAATCGACAAAGCCGAGGCTCCATCTGCATTTTGTCCTTCAGGAACGGCGGCTTGATTTCTTGGAATACACTCAATGTAATAGTCAATCTGAGGCATCTTAAATGAGCCATCAGAAGTAACCCGACGAAGGAGGTTTTCCAAGCGGATCTGGAGAGCTAAAGAGTCTTGTTCGACCGATTCAGCCGTTCCTGCTCCTGCGGCATTGTCAGAAGGTGTTCTCCACCAATTTCTTCCATTCCCTCTAGGATTTCGGAGTCCGTAAGCTGCCGCAGCAGGGTCCTCTATGATGGTGTGAGCCAGAAAATTCAGGAAATCCTGAAGAGACATGTCGGCCGCTCTTGCAGCGCTTTCCATACGGTAATGAGTATATTCCCGTAGGAAGAAACGGGTATCAACCGGGAAATTGGCGATGTTGAGGCTTCGAGCAAACCCAGCACACACATTCAAAGGGTAGAAAATAAGCTGGATGTCATCAAACTTACGACTCATAGCAAGAGGTTGGCCCACAAAAGCCATAAGGATCGAACCCAGCGTCATGGAAGGCTTAACCTTAAGTCGAGACAGGATTTGATCGGCTTGGCGAATTTCACTGCCAACGGAATCGTCATAGGTAATAAACCGTTTGCCGGCAGCTCCGCCTTCCGGGCTGTTCGCAGTAGGACGAGTAGAGAAAGGATCTACTCCTCCCTGAGAGAGTCCCTGGAGTTTCAGAGCGATGTTGTTTTGGATAGTGGACCGTAGGTCGTTGATTTGACCCGGGCTGCCATTGGCCCCGTATAATTTGTTCAAAGCAGTGAGAAGCCCTTGAGAGCTTGGATTATGCGAATGTTGAAGAGCGGCTCGAAAGTTGCTTAGTTCTGTCCTGAGTTCCTTGGTTAGCAAGAGTTGCCCGTTGGCATCTCCCGCAGCATCCAGGATTTGAATACCTCGAACCTCGCGGGTTCCGGGAGCATTGTCCTGGAACAGTCTTCTTCTTAGCTCGCCGATTTGTGAAGATATATCCCTGACGGTTTGAATGATTCTACTGACTCCTGTTTCATCCGAAGAGATTGTCTCCGTACGGAAGTCATTCGCTCCCCTCATGGCCAAGGACAAGGAGATGTTGACTTGGCCAGCATCGTCAAAATGCATGGAAACGTTGATGATGCCGTACTTCTCCCGGCACCTCATGCCGTTCAGGAGGTCAGCATAAGCATTCCCAGCTGAAGGAGGGTCAGGATGACTCCATCCGTATTCAATCAAGATTTCCGTGTTGCTGTAGAGGTCAGGCCGAATGAAGTCTGCAATCTCAGCAATCCTGGTACGGTCATGGAGCACAAAGTCCATCTTGGCTGTCTTAAAGCACATAAAACCGGTTGTTGGGACAACCTCAATATTCAAACTCTTGAACGTCATGAATGGACGGAACTGGTCAAGGACAGGAGACGTTCTCCGGTAGTTCCCTTGACCGCTAGCCATTGCATTAGCAGTCTGTTGCCTGTCCTCATTGGCATTGACCATGGTCTGAGGAGCTGTAAAAATTTCCATTCCAGCCAAGGTAAACTCTTGCTGACTTCCATTGACAGTAGAACCAGAAAGGTGGTTGGCATCCAGCATCAATCTTCTAGAACCGTCAGCGGCCGTTTCTGCTCCGTCCAAAAACTGAATCAGCCCAGGGGCTTGGATGCGGTTGTTTTGGTTGACAGGAGGCCGACCAAACTGAAACAGGACTTCCAAGTAAGGAACGCACCTCGAAATTTCAATGGATGGCAAGCCATTCATAAAGATGGTTACAGCGTTGACGTTCTTGTGAATAGGAAGAACCCGCACCGAGTTCATCATAATTCCTGACAGAGAAGGAGCTGTGTCTCTGTTGGGGTGAGCAAGATCTGTGTTGATGGTGGTCGATCCGAGAATGTTTTGGATCGAATCCTGAGAACGGTTCCCCGAACCCTTAATCACGCCAGCGTCCTGGGAGGGGTTGTTGTTCCCATTATCATCTCCGGAACCGCACACAATCTTTACAATGCTGTTGACTGCTGTGGTAAGATCTGTGTTTCCAGTTTGAGAATTGTTAGTATCATTCAGGATTTGGTTGATACCATTCACAATATCGTTGGAGGTGTACCCTCCAGCGGAGGTATCAATTAGCAGTTCGATGAGTCGAGTTTCATGAGCTGGAGGTGCTGGCAGGTCGAAAGAGGCATTGGAATCCTGTCCTTGTATTTTGGACAAAGCAATTCGACCAGCAAGGTCCTTAACCGTATACAGGCCGAAATATTTGGATAGCTTCTTGATTGAGTCCTGGAGGGGAATCGTTGTCTGTTGCTGGTTTGCGCCTGCTGGCATGTCACTTTACCACTTTCTCAAGGTAGGTATCGGAAAGTCCAACCTTTGCACGAGCCCATCTTCCCAGATGCCACAAGAGACACCCCAGCGACACTGACCTGAGTCCGTCTGGCTGCTTCAGTAATGCTTTCGCAGATTGATGCTTCTCTGGTCTCAAGACGTATTGCCTCAATTTTCTTCTTGTTTTTCTTCCCAAGAGACATCTTGCGCTTCATCTCTTCGCTGTGAGACCCTCTCTTCTTGCCAATGGTGGCAACCTTTATTTTGTCAACATGCTCAGGAGCCAGCTTTCGACCCATGAGAGCCTTGCTGATGTTCCTCTTCCACTTTTCGTCTTTACCAGATTGAAAAAGTTGCATTCGTCGCTCCTTCTCTTCGGGACTGATTGAGGCCCACATCTCTTGGGAGCGCTTAGAAATGCGCTCCCGCGTTACATCCGGTTTCTTTGATGGCACATCTTCCCGTGATACTGAAGCCAATGGCTTCAGATTGTAGCATTGTTTGCCGTTGTCAAAATACTGGTCAAGCCACTTCTGCTCATGAATTTTCCGTTCTTCCTTGGTCGAACCCTCCATTACCTCAATCACATGGAATTCAAGGAAATCATCATGTCCAAAAGTATCTCGACACTTGTCGTAATCAGCTTGAATGAAACGATTTTGGTGCTTCCCTTTCAGAAGGTGCTTGGCATGACCATCTTGCCATCTAGCTTTGAACCTCGCTGATGACCCAATGTAGACTCTACCATTGTGAGTATTGAGGATCTTGTAGATCCCGCTCTTGAGAGAGTTGCCTTCGTAGTTGAACTTCATGAAGATAAGTATAACGCAGAGGGCACGTTTTGGCTATCCCACGTACCGACTTGCATCTTTCAAGTCTGGGATCTTGATGACAGTCCCAACCGGAACCTGTAAACCCCAGCCAATATCGCTGGCAGCAGCAATCAGCCACCAAAGTCTTCCATCGCCATAGAACTGCCCAGCCAGGATATCAAGCCGATTAGATTCCTGAAGGATGATCTCTTGAAACCGGATGTTGCCATCCTTGATGTTTTGTCGAATAGCAGGTGCAGCAAAAGAGGTGCCATACCTGTATCCAAGCCCAATAACTGCTGTTCTTCCATACCTCTTCATGGTTATCTTCCACCCACTCCTCCGGCGCCACCAGCGCCTCCACCGTTTCCAACTCCATTGCTTGAACGTGGTTGAGCAGCAGCCAAAGAACTCTTCATGAGGGTCACTTCTCTCTCTGCTTGAGCCCTGTCTTCTGGCATTCCATTTGCCCAAGACTTTATGGTATCTCCCACATTGTAAACCGGAGCTGTCATGAAGCCTTCCGAGTCCAAACCGGGGTTGATGTCATGGATTGGAGCGAATTCCATAGCAATCTTGCAGGACATAGGAGCCCTTGCGTTGTGTCTGCCAGTCTCCCAACGAGCATCAGACCAATCGAATCTGAGAGCTTTGATGAACCCAGCAAGCCCTTTACCTTTAGTAGACTCAAAAGCTTTCACAATGGGATTGCCGTTATCTCCAGTTGTGTTAAAGAAGGTAGTTACCGGATCCTGGGTGTTGTTGTTGGTAGTTTGGTTGCCACTCTCGTCTGGAGAAGACTGGTTATAGGCAATCCTTGCTACCTCAGTTGGGTCGGGACGGAGATCATGTTGAGTACATCCATAGACTCCATCTTGACCAGCAGTACCCCCAGGTACAGTGAAATGGTACACTTTGAGATCTGGATTGTCATTAGCCCTCGAAGCTTGAGTGATCCGGACTCGAAGATTTTGAGAAATTACTAAAGGCGCCCCAGCCGGCGAAGCAATGGGAACAATAGAACGGCCACCAGCAGCATCCGTACCAGTTACAGAAGTAAACCCGCCTTGGCTTGCTCCAGCAGCACCGCCTCGTCCTGTTCTTTGAGTCTGCCCAGGCTGAGAAGGAGAATCTGTAACATTGGATACTCTTGGGTAGCCAACTAGCCTTTGACCAGAGCCTCTCCCTGGCTGGATTGGCAAAGGAGTCAACAGGGCATATTCTTCAACATTATACTCTCCATCTCGACCCATCCTCTGGGTTACCTGCTCCAGGTTTCTCCGAAGAGAGGCATTGTATCGAATATTTCCTTGTTGACCCTGGAGAGCAAACTGAGAAGAACCTACTCCAAAGAGTCTTGCCAGAGCAAATTTGTTGTAATTGCTTTTCCAAACATCCCCGAGTCGCAGGCGAACCAAAGGGGACGCACTTGGGACTTGAGAGAATGGTTGGATGAACTTATCCGTAGAGGTTCCTACTTGTCTACCCTCAGTGTATTGTGGGTAAACCAAGGTGATCAACTTGTTAATCTTGTACCACATGTGGTCGAAATCTTTTTCGTTTGTTGCAACCACTCGGAATTCCAAAGAAATGCTTCTCTGGGTGTTTTTGTAGATCAAGGCTTTACCGATCCTGCCGTAGCCTTCCACCTCTGTGTACTCGGGGTCAAACGAGTCAGCCATACTCTCCATGAAGGCATGGAAGGAGATGATTTCGTTGGTTCGGATGTCGTGGAAGTAAAAAGGCATGTACTCAGCTTCCAGGTGCTCCTCCATTGCTTTGACATCAGCCGGAGAAATGCGATTGCCATCAAGACCATCCGGACCCTTGACCTTGTGCAAGTTGTTTGTTTGCAGGTCATTCAGTAGATTTTCGGTCGGATTCCTTGATTGGTCCTGAGCATTCAGAAAGGTGGCTTCAGCCTGAAAAATGCTGTTTGGGATCAGGTACATGGACTTGGTGGTGTTCGAACCCCAAGCCAAAGCATTCCTGAAGTTGCTTCCTAGCCGGTTGATGGAGTGCATCACCGCAGGGTTCAAGCTGGTTTCCCTATCAGGCCCAACTCCAGCTTCAGCAGCCAATCTGTCCACATCAGAAATGTGTTCGTTCACCTCTCCATTCAGGTCAATGGCGAATCCAGCATCAGCATGGTTCAAAGCCACGTCTCCGATGGTAGCCAGGATATTACAAAACTTCAGCAGAGGAGACTCATTGAGCTTGTGGATCAACTCAATTGGCCCAAGTGGATTGCCAAGCAGGGTTACGTCATTGACGTTTCTTGCCCTATCCCCATCTGCGGTATTAACAACGCCTCCCACGGCCATCAAAACGAAGTCCGTGGTTGAACGGATGATAGAGCGAAGAATGGTGTTGTAGTAACCGTGATTCTGTGCAATCTTTACAGCTGTGACACCTGGAGCAGCAATGTTAAAGAAAATGTCAACTCCTTTAGAAACGGCCTGGAAATAATCGTGGTTGGTCTGAGTGGTTTGGATATCAAAATCCGTATTTCGAAAAGCTGATACCTCATCTGCTTTTCCGAGATAAGAGCCTAACCTTCTCCTGCGGTCAGAGTTGGACATGTTGCCAGTATGAACAGGGTTGGAAGGCCTTCTAGCGGCGATAATAATCCCAGCTGCCCCCTTAATAAGTCCACCGATGGTTAAGGCAAGAAGAGCGGCAGAAGCCACGGAAGCGGTACTGGAAAGTCCTGCAAAGGGTGCCATCCAGTTGTTAACGTTTCCGTAAGAGAGAATCGGCTCTCTCTTGATGTTATCATCCAGGTTCGGCTTTGTGAAGTCCGGGTTGATGTCCTTCATGATCTTGACAGGACTTACCCGAGCAATGTCAATTTTTTGACCCATTCGAGCCAAGCCTGGAGCAAGTGCCGCCCCGCGAGCCGCAGCTTGTTGGGCCACATCATCTGGGTCTTGGGGAATGTAATATTCTCCGGAAGCCTGAAGCATGGTCAAAAGACCAATCTTCTTCAGATCCTTCAGCTTTACCAAAACAGCGTTGTCTACCTGAGACGTTGGGAACTTCCTTGGAACATGCTTTCCGAAGTCCACTTGAGCAAACCCCACACCAATGTTGCTCTCATCCTCCGAGACTGAGCTGGCTCCACTAGAACCTTCTGTCTGGATTGCTACTCCATCAGCCAAGTCGAGGCCAGAACGTGGAATATAGGTTTTCCCAAGAGTGAAGCGGTTGTTCTCGAATTGGACTTGCCGTACTCTCTTGGCGAAATTGGACTGTTCGCCCAGTTCGTTCACCTCTTTGTAAATGTCCGTTCCTGTTGGACCAACAATCGAAGTTTTTCCCTTCTTAATGATAAACTTACCGCCCCGTGCACTGTCAACATCCAACAGTCCGGAGTTAGAAGTGTTCTCCAGCTCCACCTTGGCGGATCTACCATCAGGGGATGGGGGCTGAAACCTTTGAGAAAAGTGGACTTGATCATTTTCCCCGGGGTCTCGAATTCCAGCAGGGTTACCAGAACTGTCAGATAGACCAAACTTCCCTTGTGTGGTTGTCAAAGGAAACTCGTTCTGAGTTTCGATGGTAACAGCAGCCGTATAGCCTGTCATTTTCGACAGAACTTCCGGCTTGAAATCATCCTTGTCGATTTCAACAGTATTGCCAGGGCCAGTGTTTTCTAAGACAGGAACAATGCGGTCAATACCAAGGGTACGAATGAGGTCGGCAAGGCGACGGGAAGTGGTCGGCATGCCTGTAACTATCTGAAACTTACTGCTTCAAGAACCGTTCCAGGGGCAGGAGAACCTTATCCTCGAAGTCTTTAGCCATCTTCTTGATAGCTTCTTCGACAGCAGGTCGCTCCTCTTCGGGAATCTCTTTGAGAAGAGCTTGGTATTTCTCTGTTTTGATGATATTTTCGTATTTCACGTGAGTTACCTCTCAAGCGGTCCGTGGGTGATTCGGGTTAGATGTGGTCCCACTCTCCGGAGCATTGCCAGCTCCAGGGCATCCAAACCATTGTTGTCCAAACGAACAGCTACGGTAAGATTGATTGTGAAGTTCCGATTTTGGATGGTATAGTTGCCACTAGAGCCGAGACCCAAGGCATCTCCAAGGCTTTGGAGGCTTTGTTCAATCTCGATTGGCTGGATTCCACGAATGGTGGTGGAAAGCTGGTTGACATGAGCTACCATCCCTGTTACAACCCGAGAAATACGTTCAAACTGAGCGTGTTGGATTTCAGCAGTCATCCTTGCCACCAAAGGACGGATTGCAAGGATGTTGCTGGCAAAGTTGGACATTCCTCCTTCAAGACCTGGATTCAATTCGTTGGCAAAAGTAATAAGGCCAGCATTGATATGTTGCATAGCCTCTGTGATGCCAGTGGAGCTATCTGGCACACGGCTACCAGTAAGAGACTGCAAAGAGTTCCCAATCTCCATAACGGAGTTCACTAGTCCAGTCAGGAGAACCTTTTGGGCATTGGAAATGCCAGAAACTCCACGGAGCATGGTGGAAAGCCTTCCACCCATCAACGGGTTAGGGCCGCCTGAAGTACTTGGGCTTGTCAAGCTGGAAATCAGGTTGTTCAGACTCATCAAGGGAACGTCCAAAACGCCCGGAGGGACAGGACGACCTCCACCTCCAGTAATCTCTCCCAAACTACGAATCATTGCGGGGACACTGCTCAAAACATCAAAAATGGCTTTGACCACATTAATCTTCTGGCTAAATTCTCCTGGGTTGCCGATGCTGTTGGTGATTTCAACCAGCCGAGGGACCAAACCTCGAACAATCGCCACAAACCCTTGATTCCCTCCAGTGCCTTCTAGCATCACGCTGACATTTTGCAGAGCATACTGAAGATCTTGCAAAGTTGCCATTTGAAGATCATCACCTCCAGTCCCACGAAGCTCCGAAATCATCTGAGGAACTCGGGTTACTACCTCAAAGAACTTTTGCACACCCTCCATGCCCTTCGACAAGGTTTCAGCTTGCTGGGCATTCATTCCAGCAAAAGCTTCCCGCATGCCTGTGACAAGGCGAGGAAGGTCTTCCTTCACCCGTGTGAAGAAGGTATTGACAAGCTGCATCATGTTCCAGATAGCCCCTGCGTCAGCAGGAGTTGCCCTTCTGGCTGGACCCGTGTCTCCACCAGCCGAACCACCAGCCATACCAGCGATCATGGAACCCAAATTGGCCACAGCAGAAAACAAAGGACCAATTACAGGGCCTATGGCCTGGAGCGCTTTAGCTTGGGCTGGATTCAGGTTGCTAATGCTGCCCGTCACCGTGGTCAGGATTTGACCAAGTTGATTGAACAAGTCAGAAGACGTGATTGTCCTCATGGTGTCCCGGATAAAGTTGCTCATGTGCTGAACAACTCCGTGGAACTGGGCACCACGGTTCATTTCTCCGAGCAAAGCGGCACTTGGTCTCAATGCCTGAGCCAAGTCTCCAACCCCAGCAAGAACTGTTGGGATAACCTGGGCTGCTTTCACTTGTGCATCAGTGAATCCGGAACTGATGTCCCGAGTGATCATCACCACCACCGACCGCATGAACAAGTTGAGCTGGCTACCAACTTCGTTCACATAGTCGGTCATTACACTGATTCGACGTGCTACCGTATCTCCATTGAGCTGGGCCAGGAATCCAGGATCCTGCATTGCCTCAGAAGGTGGCCTCAAGGCATTTGCAAGGTTGCCCACGCCGCCCAGGAGGTCTCCGATGATTTGAGCTGACTTCAGCTCTTGCTCGCTGCCAGAAAGCTGGCGAATGTTGCTTCGGATGGCATCCAGGATTCTGACAATCTGTGTTCCCAGAACTGTGATTGTGTTTTCAACTTGCCGGAGAGTAGCTCTCTGCTCTTCAGCACCAGCACCACGAAGGAAGTCAAGAATTCCTGGACGAGATGCCGCTACCATCTGGGCTACAGAACCAGCAAACTGACCAACTCCCTTCATCACCTCAACGAAGATTTGAGCTTTTTCAATAAATCCAGGTCCAGGACGGAATTGGTCGATGGCTCGCATGACTCTCATGCCTTGCTGAACCATCACTTCTACTGTAATTGCAATGGTGGCCAAACCGGCTGCAATGGCCAAAGCGCCAACACCTCCCCCAGCAAGAGCAACAGTTCCGACTAAGCCGGCAATTGCCACCACACCAGCAGCGGCCAGGAAGAAGGTTCCCGTGGCAGCCATGACAGCAACAGTCTTACCAATCTTAGAGAGTGGCAGGTCCCCAAATACCTGAACCAGGGCATAAGCACCAGCAGCCATTGCGGCTCCTGTGATCCCAACAATCAGCAGGCCAGCAAGGATACGACCGGCCATACCCATATTCAGGTTAATGGCACTGAGCACTTTTACAGCTCCAGCAATTGCCACCATGGCTGTCGCTGTAGCTATCATAGCCAATGCCGCTCCTCCTACCGCAGCTATCGTCAAGTGATTTTCTTGCATAGCCTTGGCGAATCGGAAAATAGCATACAAGACACCAGCCATGCCCACAACGATAAACAAAGTAATGGCTGCCATCTGAACAAGGGCTCTCCCCCAGTTCACGCGAGATTCGCTAGCGGCCTTAGCGGCCTGTTCAGCGCCTCCAATGGCTCCCGCAGCGGCACCTCCTGCTCCGGCCGCTCCGGGGGCTGTTGGTGCCCTTGCAATGGCTTCTGTAGCCTGGGAGACTTGTCGGCTAAACAAGCCCTTGATTGAGTTGAATGCTTTGTTGACTCCACCTCCAGAAATGAAGCTCAAGAGACCTTGAGCGAACATTCCAGTGACGGAGGTAGCAACAACCCTTCCGGCTACCCCAAGCAAAGATGGGCCTGTCAGGACTCCAAGGATTTTCAAAAAGTTCTGCTCAAGCCAAGGCTCAGCCTTGGTCCAAACGGCCGAGAACATCTCCTTGGCGGCTTTCCAGAGGTCTGGCCCCGCTTCTTTGATGGCATCAATGATCGGATCAAGTAACTGGCCTATGAAACCAAGAGCACCTTTTCCGGCAGCTCCTCCATCTCCAAGGGATTTCTTTCCAGTTATTAGGTCTGTGATGTATTTGATTCCATCTTTCAGACCCTCCATGGCAACTTTTAGGAGCCCTCCGCCGATGTTGCTCAAGGCAATGAAGAATTTCTTGAACCCATCAAGGATCCGTTGCCCATTCTGAGAATTGCCCTGGAACCACGAGAAAAACTCCTTTTTCAGCCGATCAACCAATTTTGGTAGGGCTGTTCGAGGACTCTCCGTCATATCCTTAAAGAAGGCCTTGAATGTATCCGTGACTTTGTGGAACATGGCACGGAACCCATCAAGGATCCGTTGCCCATTCTGAGAATTTCCCTGGAACCAAGAGAAAAACTCCTTTTTCAGCCGATCAACCAATTTAGGTAGGGCTGTTCGAGGACTTTCCGTCATATCCTTGAAGAAGGCCTTGAATGTATCCGTGACTTTGTGGAACATGGCACGGAAACGAGCAGGTTCAAACAGGCCAGCAATCCCTTTGAATACGTCCTTAACGCCAGGGAACATATTCACAAAAGCCCGACCCACTTTGATGCCTTCAACGTAGGCTGTTCTAAGGTCTATACGAAGCTCCCTCATTATTCGTCGGAATTCCCTGCTTCGTTGAATTCCTACGGTGAATCCCTGAATGAAACGATCAAAAAAACCTCCGGATCCTGAGGATCCTCCCGATCTTACCAGCCTCTCAATGGAGTCGGCCAGAGCCTTCATGGCCTGAGTCTGGGTCATCTGGGACTTCTTTGCAGCATCAGCCTTTTTGGTGACCTGATCATAGGTCATCCCTTGATTCTTCATCGAAAACACAAGATCCAGGGCGGAATCATCCAGCCCAGTTTGTTGCGCAAGAAGAGCCCTCTCCTGCCGAGTCATGCTTTCAACAGAACGTCCAGCGGCAAAGAAGCTCTTCCTAAGCATTTCTACTCTTTCCGCAGGATTTTGGGCTTTCATCATCTGCAAAGCATCCACATTCAGTCCGAAGGCCTGAGAAAGTTGTGCAGCGCCGTTAGCAGCATCCTCGAAGTTATCGTATTTTTCAATAACTCCCATAACCTTGGACACTTCAAGCCCCAAACGCCTGAAATACACTACGGCTTGTCCGATTTCTTTCGTAGAAATGCCGCCAAAGTGCTTAAAATCAGCCATTAGAGTGCCCATGTCTCTGGATATTTCTTTGGCTGATCCTGCGGCTCCATTAAATGCCTTTGAGAGCTGGTGAGAGTAATTGGTAATCTCTCTAAGACTGTCAGTGACATTTTGCCCAAGAGCAAATGAGCGTGCAGCTACTGCTTTTTGTGCTTCATCCGTTAGGCCAAGACCTTTGTAGTAGGCTCCGATAGCCTCAGCATTTTTCATAAACTGGGGGGCCAAAGCAGCAAAGAGCGGTCCAAGGTTATGGGCATATTCTTGCATGGCCTTTAAGCGTTCTGCAAGGCTGCCAAATATTCTACCGACCCTTAAGCCAGTCTGCGCCAGCTCTCCTTTCATTGATCTAGCCATGGAGACGATGGCAGCACCAGAGGTCTCCTTCAGGGAGCCAAATTCTTTACGGATATCCTCCAAAGCTTGCTGGAGCTCACTACTTCCACCTCCTTGGTCGGACATGTGGATGAGCCCAGAGAGCATCTTAAATGGAATGGAAATGATGGAAGCCGCAAGATGCCCAAGGGAGCCAACAAGGCCCATAGCTCCGCTGGTGACAGTTTTCAGCATATTGCCGGTAAATCGGAGTCCCTGAACGAATACATCAATGGCTGAAGCAACTGTGCCCTTTTTGATGACCCCCCAGAGGTTAGTAAAGCCTTTTTCTAGCTCTTCTTCCTTCTTTTTGGCCTCCTGCATTGCTGCGTTCACCCGATCGAATACGTCCTGGTTGGTTGATCCGAAGTTTTTGGCAGTTTCGTTGGCTCGTCCAACCGCAGCGTTGGTGTCCTCGATGTCCCGGGCCACATCCTTGTAGTTGGCCTTCTGCATAGTCGCAACAAGCTGTGTGGTCAGGGTTACCTGATCCTTTGCCAGTTTGGCACTAGCTTCCAGGAGCTTGTTCTGCTCAACCAAAAGCTGATTTAGCTGTTGCTGTAGGTCAAGGTTAGTGGCCATTTGCTGACTCTGCGAGTCTGTGTGAATACTACAGACTTCGAGTCATAATTAGACATGCACCTGAAACGGCCCGGTTGTTTCTCTACTGTGGTCAGAAGTTCGGAATGAGCAAAGGCAAGAAACCATGAGTCACTACATCTTCAAGGATGACTACAATGAGCAACTATAAACTCTCAGCAACAGGCAAGCTTTTTTTCGCCTCCTTGGTTGCTTATCTGGCAGGGGCAAAAAGCATCGTCAAACTGAAGGCCACTCCAGAACAAGTGAAGGCCATAACCGATGCCGTCATGGCTTCAAAAGCCTTCCAGGACGAAATTAAACGAGACGGTGCTACCATCGAATCTGTAATCGAGAAGATGCGCCTCAAGAACATGACTGCGGCAGACTTCAAACGCTTGACTGGACGCCCATGGCCAGGCATATAAACGTTCCCTGATGTGCTATACTCCTCTTAGGAGTCAACAAGCACATGAAGTTTAACTACTAAAAGGCTCCTTGAAGCAATACAAGGGCTGGACCAAGCCTATTTAGGTGCATGAACAAGACACAACTTACCAAGCTGATTCGAGAGAGCGCTGTAGCGGCCATTCGCGAATGGGATCGAGGAGATACCGAATTGCACCAGTCGGCATTAGCCGACCAGTTGCTCCAACAATCTGACCAGCAGCTTGATGCTCTAAAAGCTTTGGCAAAGGCACTCTTTCGGAAGCAGGATCCTGCAAGCCTTCAGATGCTCAAAGCTATGAATGCTTCGCTCGCCGGGTTCGTTCAAAAGGTAACTGCGGCCGTTCGTTCTGGAAAGATGAGCTAAGAACCGTGCCCCATACAAAACTTGGACAGAAGATAGTAAGGCTTGTCCACCCGGCTGGGTATGACAAGAGGATTGCCATCAAGTTAATTGAACTTCCAAACGGCCTGAGGGAGATCTTTTTCATTGACCAAGACAGGGATTCTGTGCAAGTTCTCTGCATAACCAAAGATGCTAACCCGGACGTGATCCTAGTTCAGCAATTCCGAGCTGGTTCTGAAGAGACTCAACTGGAACTCCCAGGAGGCGGTTTGGAGCCAGAGGAAGAACCCCTTCATGCTGGAGTCAGAGAACTGATGGAAGAGACTGGATATGCGGGAGATGCCACCTACATGGGTAGTCTACCCTATTCCCCTTACTCCAGCGGCAGAAGGCACTGCGTCCTAGTCATCAATGCCAAGCAGGTTGATACCCAGCACCTGGACCCAAACGAGTTTGTCACCGTCTTGAAGATGCCCCTTCGGGACTTCCGGAACAAGATAAAAAGTGGCTCTATTCGAGGGTGGGATTTGGGATACCGTGCCCTCGATTATTTGGGTAAGCTATGATTTGAATCTCCAAAAGCATCCGCCTGCTGTTCTGCCTTTACCTTTGCCTACTCTGGAAAACTGCAATGTTAGCCTTGCAGTTTCATTTTTTGCTTTTCCCAGCCTCAATAGGACTTGTTCCGTTCTTGTAAACAGAATGGAACATGGTAATTCCAAGTCGGCTCATAGCATAACGCCATTTTTCTCGGAAAACAGACCAATGCCATCATTGGCGATGCCACCTATGGCCACAGCCGCTTCCTGAAAAGCGGCTGCCACACTTTCACGAAGAATCCTTGCCAGTGCTTTTTTTGTAAGACGCATAGTTCATAATTATGGCTTGGGTGTAGCTTCCCAGCAACGAAAGCATTTTGGCTTATACAGATCCATTCCGCCAACTTCCACAGCCACTCCATTCTGAGGAAATGGACGAGCACGGAAGGTGCGTGTAGCATCTCTACCACATTCGCAAACTGCAGTGAGCTTGGTAATCTCATCGGCTCGGGCAAGGAGAGCAGGGACAGACCCGAAAGGTTCCCCATAGGTGTTCATGTCCAGACCGGCACAGATGACTCGTAGGCCATCCTTAAGGAGTCCATCTGTTACAGATAGAATCCAATCCTGGGAGAAAAACTGCGCCTCATCGAAGGCTACAATCTGAGTGGTGTCGTGTATGATCAGTCGATCAGTCTCCTCGATCGCTATAGGCTTCACTCCTGTAGCAATTTCCAGGTCTGTCTTGCTGTGTGAGGTTACTCGGTCCACACCGTACCGATGGTCCATAGCAGGCTTGAATACCTGAACCACTCTCCCGGCTAGGGTGTGCCTCTTGACGCGACGGATGAGTTCTTCGGTTTTGCCACTGTTGTGAGTAACCAAAAAGTCAGACATAAGGTAGCGGTGATCCCCATCCACTTCAACTCCAAAAAACTCTTCCTCTCCAAGAAGTTCGACGCTAAACGAGGAGAAAGTTATGTCTTCCCTTTGTTTTCCTCGCTTTCTAGGTAGACGGACAGGCACAACTGATGTATTGCCACCAATGTATACACTGTAGTAAATTCCCCAGACCCCTGTTTGTGCCTTCTTCCTAACTTCTTTGACAGTAGCAGACAAACCCACACTTCGAGCAAGGAATGCCACATCGTTTGCCAATGCTCTTGATTTCGAGGTGTATTGCCACGATCCTCTAGATTGATGCCCATCCGTGTCGATCAAGCCAGCAAGCAACTCCAATCTTTGTTGCTTGGGTGCTGTCTTGTAGGACTGTGGAATGAACTTGGTAGAGGAGTTCGTTCCCAACAATCCAAGGGCTGCAAGTTCCTTTTGCAATGGGTTTTGAACACCTCTAGTACCGGAAAAATGCCAAGTGATTCGATCGGACACAAGTCGGAGATTCCAGGCGACTGCTTGGTGTCTCAGCTCATCCAAGATTTCATTGTCAGTGGTAGTTACTGCAATCGTTTTGGTGATACACCCATCTCCTAAAAGAAGTCCCAGGAAATATGGGTCAACCCTCAATGATTTGCTCTCAGCATCAGGAAACCTATCCACACCTACATGGAACAGCTTGAACATGGTTTTTTTCCATTTCGGCCATTCAAGCCATTCCTTTACTGAGACGTCAACAAGTCTGCCTCCTCTTTCGAATGGTTTACCATTCTTACGGCGGGGCCTATCAATCAAAGATAGCCTATGGTTGGTGGTGACCACGAATGGTTGGCCTCCCCTATCCGGAGTGATTCTTGCCATCCATCCTTGTCCTCTGTGACATTTGGTCACAGTTCTCACTTTTCCATCCATTCCGACAAGTCGAGAACCAATGGTGAGATTCTCTACCTTCTCTATTTGGCCATTGGCCATCAAAATCTCTTGCCCTTTTCTGTGGCAGAACATGGGGCCGCAAATGACTTCTAGTTTCATGGTTGTCCTGTCAGTATGCATCAGAAACTCAGAAAAAGTCGTGTCGGTCGAACACTAGATGAAACTTCGCCTTGCCCCCCCAGAGCCTCTCTAGCGCCTTCTAGGTGGCTCACCAGTGCCAGGGCATCACTCACGAAGTATCCGGCTTCCTGGAGCGTATGGATGGCTTGCAGGACACTTCCTTGGGGGTTGCCCAAGAAGAAGAAGAAGAGTTAAGACTCAAGTAGACAACGATTTTGTCTAACCTTTGTGTATCCTGCCAGAGTCGCTTTTTGACTTCAGACAGAAGTTATTTCGTCTGTTTTCGTATGGTCTCACGTAAAACGTATGAGTTTAGACGGAACGTTGGCCCGAGCTTTGCTAGTGAGGCCCCTTATGTCTGGGGTATTGTCGTGAAAGCCCTTGCTGGTTTGGCCGTTTTGAGCTTCCGATGCCTTCTGGATTTCCTGATTAATTCTCTTGACCAGCCATCTCTTGTAAGCTACAGGGAATTTGTAGTAATCGCCCCAGTCCGACATCCCGAAGTAGTAACCCAAGAGAAAAAAAGGCTCAAGGATAAGAGCCTCCCTATCCTCCAGCGTTAGGCCAAAAAAAGGCTGCCGTCATCGGCATTGCCACAACCTCCGAATGGCCGCAGTTCTTGCAGTCGAACGGGTGGCGCATGTCAATTCCCGGTTCGTGCTTGTCAATGTACTGCCTCAGAGCCAAAGAGTCCCGAGCCTGCATGAAAGTAATGAGCTTGCTGATCTTGGAACGATCCGTTTCTCCATCAATGGAAAGAATTGAGTAGAACAGTCTCGTGGTAACCACGTTGCTGTTCTGAAGACCTTTTTTCTTCTTATTTTCCATCAAGGCAAGAATTTCTTCCTCTTCCTTGCCAGTCAAGAAACGGAAAATTACTGTCCTGCCAGAGACAGGCAGCTTGAAAGCAAACTGATTATGCCCTGGCGTTACCGGTTCGATCTCAAGAGGCTTGATCTCTAGGTCAGAAAGATTCACACTGAACTCCTGACGACCTTCACAAGCTGGGCACTGAATCATCGGATTGTACTCCGCTCCATACCCGGTAATCCGAATAGCCACCATCAGGGCATTCCTGTCGCCTGACAGTAAGTCATTCACTGAAACAGAAGGATCCAAAAGGCAGGAACGAATCAGCTCCGTGATCACAGTTCCCTTTTTGATGAGAGCTGCAGAAGTCAAGATGTCCTCCTCCTGCGTCGTCATCCCCTTGATGTCAACACTATCCTTCCCGTGAAGAGAAGACTCAACAGGATAGACTAGCCCTCGGCTTGGCAAAGGCACGTTGGCACTTGGGATATCGATGCCAAATTCTTTCTTGGCGGCTTCCACCCTGGAAGCCATCCCAGGCGACTGAGCACCTTCCACGGCTGCTCTGGCAGCAAAAATTGAGTTCTTTACTTCTCTGGCCTCTTCTGGCGTCATTTGTTTCTCCGATTTGCTGTAGCTTACACGATGGCACAACTTTTGTGTGCCGTTCAGGGTTAGCTAGTAATCGAAGAAAATTTTGGAACAGAAATCCTGTATTGCTTAGTGTTTTTGGTTTTCCACAGCAAGCAGCACGAGCAAATTCATCAGCTTCCGAGGTTGCTTTAGGGGGAAATGGGGAAGAGTGATCATGGATTTGGCAAGGTTTATAGCCTCTTTCTTCCCGACAGGAACGCCCTGGAGAATCTTGACTGCAACGGGGTCATTGACCAACGTCCGAAGAGTTCCATTCAGGAGATCTTTTATAGGTTCAGGGATCTCATAGGCGGCTTCTGGCGAAGTGATTGGGTTTGTCCTTGATTTGAAGACCGAAGGGATGTCATCGGGATCATGTTGAATAGAAAACTTCTCCTTTGCCCTCTTCTCAATCTCTGCTGGATGCAACCTGGACCGACGATACTTCTGGATGTGTGACCTTTTTTCAAAAAACCCCTGAAGGGCCTCTTGAATCATCGTAGTCAGCATAGTTGTAAGCTCCTTTTTCTTCATGATTGGCTACTCCTTATAGTAGGCTTGGTTTACAGCCTCAGTGAAGCCAGAGTCCAGGATTACCGGTTTGCCGCCGATAATGCCCCAAGAGTCCAGCTTGGCAATGTCTCCAGGTTCATATTTGCATTCTTGGATGATTCGAACGATCCGACTGAAGAAAGGGTTTCTAGAAGCTTCGATGTAATTCTGCTTGTCAAAGGCGGAGACATTCAAAGCCTTGCTCTCAAAGGCTCCCTTCAGACCTGACTGAAAAGTCTGCCATGGGAGTCCTGTAAGACTCTTAAAAGCTTGAGGGGACATTGCAGCGGCTTCTTCTGTTATCAGCCAGAAGTTATTTGAGCCCACTTCAAAAAGCTTCGGAAACAGATCAGATGTTTCGGAAGACCCAGCGCACACATGAGCTTCAGCTTGATTCTGGCCCATCCCTCCTGGGTTTTTGGCAACTTTCAAAACCTTGCCTCCGCCAAGTTTGTAGACCAATCGACCTTGCCCCTCACCAATCTTCATGCTACTCAAGGTGGCATTGACATACCCGAGCACTTGCTCCAGAATTCCGATTCTTCGAAGTTGTTCCAAACTGAACTGTTGTTGTCCAGATGGTTGAGCTGGTTTTGTACTGGTGGTTTTCCGAGTCACATCGGCAAAATCTTCATTCATATACACCTCCAGGACAGCTTTGACGTATTCGGTAAGCGCAGTGTTTTTTTCCATCTTCATGCCCCAGTCTGCCCACAGAGTCGCTGTTTGGTAAGTTGGCCTAGAATTTTGAGCGGGTTAGATGGCAGATCATCTCAGGTCCGCCCACCCATCCACTCACCGAGCCATCAGGTAAATAGGTGTAAATAGCTCCAGGACGCTGATATACTCAAGATGCAATGAACACAACACCCACATCCACCCCACAGCAAAAACCATTTCTCACTCTCATGAACGAGGTCAAAACAAAGACTCCGTTCGAAATCCAGAACGAACTCTGCAATTTTTTCGAGGCTCAGCGGCCTTCTGGTATGCGTTGTCCCGTCCCTGGCTGCACGCACAGTGACAAATTCTATCGCTGGGGTGACCTGTACACACACTTTGTAAACGATGCCCACAAAAAGGATTTCTACAACCTTTACCGTGACAAATACCACCGTCCGTACGGAGCCGGGGGTGGAGATGAGTTCAAATATGGCGTCATGGCTTTGATGTTGGCCCAACTTAAGCAACCAACAAGTCTGGAGGATGCTTCCAGGCTAACCCCCACACGGAAGACAACTACCAAGACCACCACCAAAGTCACCACGAAGACTGTGGAAGAGTTAACTGCTGGCATTCCCCTTCGCTCCAAGAAATCAAAGAAATCGGAAGACCAGATGCCACTCCTGAGTTCCCCAGAAACTTCCTCAGAGGCTTCAGAGTCCACGGTGACACTTACAGTAGCTCTACCAGAAACAGCAGCTTCCGTGGCCGTTGAGAGCGAACCAGAAGCTCCAACTCAAACCCGTCGAAATTCGGGAGCTTTCCACAAGGTGGCAGAGATTATCCGGAATTCGGATGAAATCAACCTTGTTTGGAGAGGTAAGATGCTGGAACACTTCATCGAAGTGTTCCATGGCATCCCACCATGCTTTCATTGCCGTTCGGCAGAGGGAAAGCAAATTCATCACCAGAACCCCTTGTTCCATGAGGTTGTCCTGCTTATGTTGAACAAACTCGGAATAACAGCAGATAAGGTGTTAGAAGCAAAGGAACAAGGAAACGAAGTACCACTTCAAACCCTTTTGCGGGAAGTGGTAGCGTTTCATATGAAGGAAGGAAAGGTTTTGGCAGTTCCTTACTGCCCTGACTGCAATCAAGACGCAGAAATGAGGAGGAAAATGGGAAAGAAGAAAGGCTTTTAGCCAAACCTCTCAGAACTGCAGAACTGCATTGTCATAACGAAGGGTCAGAGAAATTTCAGTCTGGTCTGATCCTTCGTACGTGAGGTCGTTGAAATTGGCTTCAGTGATCCAGGCTCCCTTGATGTCCCAAAGTTGAACAACCGTTCCAATGGGATCCAACATCTTTAGCTGAATATCACGTTTGTAGAAGTCAGCGTACCCAGACCTGCCGGAAACGGATTCATAGCACAAACGAAGCCACTCCATTACCTGCTGGGCACCGCTTGGTCCAATGGCATCGTGAAGAGTCACGGTCATTGGGTTGAAGGTGGTTTTGCCTGCGATGTAGCGGGTCGTGTTGATCCAGTTAATTGCAACTTCTTCCGTGGTGAAGGTAGGACGAGATGCCGTCTTCACAAGGAAAGCATCCACACCCTCAATTGCCAAAAGAAATTGCCTCTTTGCAAGGGGTTGGAACTTGGTGGCAAGCATGTCTTGTACGCCCAAGGTGGTAGCCATGATTTATCTCTCTTCGTCGTTAACTATGTAATACCAGGAATATCTACCAGCAGTCTTCCTGGCACCTTGGCAGCACTTAACGATGTGCCCTGGTGAAATTCCGAGACGCCTTTCAGCTTCTCTTGCGCTGAAATGCATAGCTTCTTGGCTATTTTTCACGACTCTTTTCGTCTTCAATTCGTAAGTATTCGAGTTACTTCTTTTTACCCCCGACAACGCTTGGCTTCCGACACATCAGAGATGTCGGCATTGTCAGGTTTCAAACCTGCTTTTGCCAAAATGCCATCAGCTTGCTCTATGTGATGGATGGCAGCGTCAATGACCGAAGAGGGAATTTGGGCTCCCTGAGCGGACATGATCCTGCCCGATACCATCATGAGGAGCTGTGTGGCATCATCGAGTTGGTCATCAGAAGCCAGGACCTCACCCATGGCTTCTTTAATGGCTGAACGAACAGCCTCCTGGATGGCAGCAGTAAGGTCCTTGGCCTTCACGGTTAGATCCACTCCCAGCCAAGAACATCCATGATGCCAGAGGCAAGGGACTCAGCCGTTTGAGCAATAGATTCCTTGCCATAACGAGCATTCCAAGCATCCAGGAGCCGGTTTAGACGAGAATGAGGGTCATCAAGCTCTTCTTGGTCAACAGTATCCGGAAGAGCATCTGGCTCTGGGCAGTTGGCAAGAGCAGTTAGCACCTTGTGCATTCCCTCCCCAGTGTCCATGTTGGGATAGCCAACATCCGCCACCATCAGTGCAAAGTCAAAGGCAAGCGAGTCAGCGCCCTTCAGATCCATGTCCCAGCCTCCCAGGTCATCAATGGCCTGCTGAAGCTCTTCTGGAGATGGAATCTGCCCAAATGAGGAGCGCCCTCCAACCTTGTCTCCGTCAGAGATCCCTTCCTGAGCTAGAGCAGCTGTACCAGCAACAGCACCCTTTCCTGGAGGCGGCATTGCTCCGCCAGCCATACGGCCCGAGCCTGCACGGCCTGGAGAGGCCATGGTGTTCTCAGCTAAAACCTTCTTCACAGCCTTTCGAATGCCTTCGGCAAGCTGAACTGGACTAATCTTGGTTGCCTTTGGACTCTTGGCCTTGACAGCTTTTGCAAGACCCTTTCGAACAGCCTCCACAACAAGCTGGTTCAGACTCTTTTTTGTTCTCTTATTTTCCATCATTGGCTCCATCTCGGTTTCCATAAGCTCCATGTCATTTGCTTGGTCCAGAGCGGCCTGAATCTCATGCCGATCCCAACCTTGAAACTCCGGTGCCATGGCAATGAAGTCCACAAAAGCGTTGTCTTTGTGGGCATCTGAAGCGTATGCAATGGCGTCCGCAGCAGCATTGTGATTTTTTGGAATCTCCAGCCATCCAACCATAGACTTAATGTCGCCAGGCTTGATGAAGCTGGCATGGAGAGAACGTCTGGAGGGCTCAAAGCCAGGAAGCGGATTGAATTTGCTGCTCATAACCTGTAATTAGGTTACCGATTCAGCTCTTTTCCAGCCAGAAACACTTTTCACTTGACCCTTCAAGAGTTTGCTAAAGTTGGCTAGTTGGGTTAGAGGTATACCGTGTTCCTGACAGAAGACTCTCAGTCCAGTCACTTCAAAAATTGACCCATCTGGAGAGACAACCTTGCCATGATTCTTGGTTAATTTTGAGGCTATCTTAGCAATGACTTCCGGCGTGTGGCAACTCCTCTTGAAAAGCTCCACAAGATCAGAACGTTTCCTGAGAGTCATTAGCTGCTCTCTTTTTTCAGAACCTTCAGCCCAGATAGCCTTGATTTTTTGGCCATATGCTTCTTTCCGCCCGTCTTCACTCCATTGAACTTTCATCCGTTCAGACAAAGCCTCTTTCCGCCCAGGCTCTTCCCACTGCTCCTTCATTCTCTTGGATTGCTTTTCTTGAACTTCTGGTCGGGCTCTAGCTGCTTTGCTGGCCTCAGAAAGCTTCTTTCGAGTTTCTTTTGGAGTATTGGAGTAGCAACTGCGTTCTTTTGCCTCAGTCTTCTCCTTGAAGTTATAGCAAACCCTTGTTCCATCTGAGAGTTTTGCATCCCACACAAGTTTTATGAATTCTTCTTCCCGTTTGTTTCTGTCTTCCTTGGTTGACCCTTCCATGACTTCAAGTACATGGAACTCAAGAAAGTCATCATGCCCAAGAAAATCCTTGGATTTGTTGAAATCTGCTTGGAGGAATTTATTTTGATGCTTTCCGGAAAGGAGAGAACGTTTATGGTCATACCAACGCTTCTTAAAGCATTGAGCTTGACCGACATAAGTTCGGTTGGTATGGACGTTCAAGATCCGGTAGATGCCAGATTTGAGAGAGTATTCTTGATAGTACAGCTTCATGATTCAAAGAGTCTGAATCAGAGGTCCTGTTTTGTATCAGCCTTGGATGAAATTTCCTCGATTTGTCAGCACAAAGTCAATGGAGAGAAATTCAAGGGTCTTGGTAGGAACCAGGAAAATCTTTCCACGGATCGTCTTGTTCTCCACGTCAGCCTGAGTCGTGGTGGTCGTGTCGATGACAACTTTGAAGTTGTCCACACCCTGCTGATCCTGAACCCGCTTGAAGATCGGGTTGACAAGCTGAGAGAACCGAGCCAGAGTGGCTTCTTTATTCTGCTCGAACAGGATCCTGTTTGCCACTCGGCGAACTTCACGGCGAACCGAGATGAGCAACCTGCGGACATTTACACGATCCAAAGAGGATTGACGAGCTAGTACCGTCTTCTGTCCCCACACAACCGGTCCCGTGCTTCCTGGGAATGACACAATTGGGTTAATATTGACTGAGTACAAGGCATCCATGTTGGGTTTGGAGAGACGAACAACGGGGTCATTCGTAGTGTCCAAAGCTCCACGAGAGAATCCAGCAGGAGCAAACCAGGGGAAAGCTACAGCGTCATTTTTGCTGAAGGCTCCCAGGACAGCTACGCTTGGCGGCACCCTAACAACTTCGCGGTTGAAAGAGTCTCGGAGAGTGACGTCTGGGAAGTAAGCAGCAGCAAAAGAGCTATTGAGTCCACGTCCAGAAAAGTCCGTTGCCGTGAAGTTCACGCTGATTCTCTGGCTATCAGAGGTCACCAGAGCGTTGTTCACATCTCTTTCTTCGATGTCGAAGATGAGCATGGCATCAAACCGGTCTTCGGTGGCACGGATGGCCGTGTCCGTTACAAACCGGTGGCGAATGCCAGGAAGAGCCAAGAGCTGGACATCGACCTCGGAGGTATCCTTCAGAAGCTCAATTGCCTTGGTGTAAGCCGAGACAGTAGCTCCAGCAGAGAACCCACGAGAGGTGTAGTTCATCTCTTCTACGATAGCCTTGTTGGTCATCTGAGCTGTATCAGAGTTGAACAAACGAACACCGTCAAAACCGCCCTGGAATGGAACTGTGAATTTAGCTACAGCTTTCACGCTTGGGTCAGACAGGTCGGCCACACTAAGTGCCCTTGTCTTGGCCGAGGTGTCGGTGCTAATGCTACCAGCTCGAACATAGGCCCACTGATCCAGCTTGGTGGAATCAGCAAGATTCGAAATGGAGTTGTAGACGACCTTAATATTTTCAAGGCTGAAAGCGTTGTTGTTGAACCGGTCAGCATCCAGGATGCCATTGGCAGCCGTGTCAGGAGCTCCCTCATTCGAACCTGTGACTGGATTCATCCACTCAGTGTGAAAGCTCGGAAAATACTTGGCAAAAGCTGGAATGGTTGGGTTTGGAACGTAGCTGGAGTTAGGGTCTGTTGCCGATTCCATACGCTCAAATTGGACACCCCAGTACAGAGCCTTATCAGTGGTTTGAGTCGGAGACACACCACGTGCCATCGTCAGACGGAAAGGCACTGGCATCTGTACAAGATTGTAAAATGGGTTGCTTGTGGAAAATCCAGCCGAATCCGTGAAGGCTGGCATAGGTGATGAACCCGAGGTCATCAGATGAGGCAACCCACGGAAGCCCATTGGGAGGGAGGTCTCTGGAGTCTCTCCATTTACCACGTCATCAGCAATCTCAACTCGGATGTACCGAGAGCGAATAGGGTAGCTGCCAACAGTGGTAAGTTTTTGCTTGCCCTGAGAGGCGTCAAAGTTATAGAACACACGGGTGTCTCCGATGATGTTCCCAATGAACCGCGGGTTGCTTGGGTCCAGAGACAACCCTCTCCATTGCTCCAAAACAGCCCGGTTGTTGTCATTGTCATTCAGGTCACGAACCAAAATGTCGAACGTTCCAAATTTGGTTGTGTCCGAGGTGGATGGCTGGATGTTCTCGATACTGATCTTTAGCTTAGAATTTGGCTCCTCGCCATCACCCAGAGCCCAAATCCTGAACAAGCTGACTGGCTTGCCACCGAACTTTTGAGAAGTAATCCATGGTGTTGCAGCCGTACGAAACCTGTCTTCGAAGTTCTCGAAATTGGGAGCCGTCAGGCTCCCAGAGTTCCAGGTCTGCGAACCAGTTAGCAAGAAAGCAACCCTTTCACGGTTGCCGTTTCCAGAAACAGAAGCGCCGGAGGCAGCAGGAACAATGCCCGATCCGGTTACCACAGCAATTGCTGGATGAATATCATACTGTGTGTAGAGCACATACCCTGCATTTTCAAGCTTCTGTGGGTCTCGATTGAATATCCGACCGAAGTAATTTGGGGCGGACACATCAAAGGATGCAGTGATAATGTTATTGTAGGCGGTCTCGCTGGCCTTGTGACCGTTGAGGAACATCACAAATTCTTGCTTGCCAGATCCCAGGTCTACAGCCCCCGTGATAGCTCCACGGATATTTGCAGCCGTAGCTGGCAGGGTCTTGTCAGGAGCCGTAGAAGTGGTATTGAAGGAGCTGGAGAGCGTCAGAACGACACCTGAAGCTGCCATCAGGACACCACGGATAATAGGGGTTCCTTGAGCAGCCAACCCAGCATCCGTGAAAATCGTAGACCCGTTTGACTGGGACATGAAAACTCCCAGGAAGTAGGTCCTACCAACCGGTCCGCTACTGTTAGCATAGGAATTTGCACCCAGGTTGCCAGACAGAATGGACTGTGGCTGTTGGTCTCCAACAACGAAACCAGCGTTGTTGACCTTGCCCTTGTTATTTCCCGAGGAAAGACGCTGCTTGGCGTCTCCCACTCCCAGAATTCGAAGGAAGGTAACGGCCTGTGCATTGCGGAGCCATTCATTGGCAGCCAGAGGGGCATTCCGATACAAGGACGTAGGAGCACCAAATTTTACCACAAAATCATTCATTGTGGGCAAAGTAATGGGGACAAAGGCTGGGCCTTTGAAAGAGGTGCCGATAACCCCAGCAGGTACACCAACCGGTTCAATCGAGGTCGGACCAGTTAGATCCATTTCCCTTGTGGTGACGCCAGCGCTTTGAAATCCTTGAGCCATTGCTTAAACCTTCCTCACACAACTATACCGTAAGTATGCCTGGTTACGGCATTTGTAATTATGCCTTCACTCATCGAGTACCCGAGTCCATCCAAGCAGTTGGGTGTATTTGCCGGTCAATAAACGGCCTAGGTTGCTATGACTATGAGCCCCCAAGCCATGTTCTCGACAAAACCCGCTCAAAGACCATACCTCATAGACCTCGCCTGTAGGTGATCTGACTTTCCCGTAGAGTTTTTTTCTCACCTCAATACTCTTCGCAACAGCCATCTTCGAAGGACAGTTAACCTTAAAAGCTTCCTTAAGCTCGGGTCTTTGACGATGAGCAACCACCTTCTCCCTGTGCTCAGGATTTCTCCAGACTTCCTTCATTGCTTCAGAGCGTAACTTCCGAGACTCCGGCTTCATAGTACCCGCACGAATAGCCTCCGTGTTAGCTTCCTTAAACCCAGGGGATGCCCACATCTCTTTGGACTTGAGAGACTTCTTTGCTCGTGTTTCCCCTGGAGTAGAAGAGTGGCAGCTACGATCTTTGGCTTCTGTCTTCTCTTTGAAGTTGTAACAGGCCCTTGTGTTGTCTGGAAGCTTGGAATCCCAGATGAGTTGAATGTGGAACTCTTCTTGCCTGTTCCGCTCTTCCTTGGTTGAACCTTCCATAACCTCAACCACATGAAACTCCAAAAAATTATCATGCCCAAACAACTCCTGGCACTTGTTAAAGTCCTTCTGAAGGAACTTGTTTTGATGTTTTCCAGCAAGAAGAGACCTACGATGGTCATACCACCTTTGCTGAAAGGACTTGGCTTGACCAACATAGGTTCTATTCGTGTGAGCGTTGAAGATCTTGTAGATACCAGAAGATTTGGAATTGCCCGTGTAAATGAATTTCATGACTCAATCCGTTTGAGTCAGAAGACATGTTTTGTATGGCCTATACAAATTGAACGCCACTTTGCGTCACAATGAAGTCGATTGCAATGATCTCAACCGACCGAGTTGGAATCATGCGAATTTGAACGTTCATCCGATTTGCATCAATATCAGCCTGTGTGTTGTTTGTGTCATCACAGACGACCTTGAACATTTCGATACCGGCTTTTGTCTGGACTCCACCGAGAACAGCAGTGAATCTCTTCACCAACTCCGTCCGAGTCTGGGTAGAAATCTGATCAAAGATAAACCGGTTGGCGATGTCAACGATTGTCTTTTTGACATCCAAGACCATTCGTTTCACGTTGATGCTGGACAGAGCACTCTTTGCCTGTTGCAAAGTGTTCTGAGCCATGATCACGTGTCCCTCACGTGGGAATTTCACAATCGGGTTGATCTTCACTTCGGTAAGACGATCCCGCTCAGGCTGGTTGATACGAACCTGGGTGAGCGTCACGAAGTCAAGAGCAGCTCTATTGAAGCCTGCTGGAGCGAACCATGGGAAAGCAACTCGGTCGTTGTACCCCAAGGCAGCTAGACTGCCCACAGAGGCAGGAACCACAACCTTGCGGTTATTGGCTGTATCATCAATCACGATATTCGGGAAGTAGGCAGCGACATAATTGTTGTCCACCACACGAGACTCAAAGTTGTCTGCCGTTGTTAGAACATCGATGTATCGACCAATGTCTCCATCGAAGACACGATTTCCATTGAAGTCGTAGTAGGCAATGTCCATGATATACATGGACAGGGTGTGTTCCTTGGTCTTAGTTCCTGCATCGTCAGTCACAAAAGAGTCTCGGATTCCTGGGATTACCAGCAGATTGTGCTGGGAAATGAATGGATCCGTGACGATTTTTACTGCTGTTTGGAAAGAGAAGATTGTGGAATTGCTCTTCCCCACACCGTTCTGGTTGTAGCTGAATCCTGGAGAGATAAAGGAACCATTGGCTCCTCCCCCAGCTTCCGAGGATGTTGCCTTGTCGTTCATCCGAGAAGCATTTTTATCCAGGATGTTAACGCCATCAAAACCACCGTACATGACCGTGGTGAACTTGGTGAAGTCCGAAAACCTGTTGAAGTCAGCAACTTCGGTGCTCTTCATCAGAAGAGTCGCCAAAGTCACACGAGTCCCGTTGGTGTCCGTGATGGTGTAATCTGATGGATCCACTGTGCCATTACGGATATAGGCTGTTTCTTTCATGTGTGTGTCGGCCGAACCGGTCACATCCGCCAGGGAAGTATTGCTCAGGGCTACACGAGACAGAGTAAACTTGTTGCTGTTGAAGTCATCGACACGAGAGCCGGTTACCAGAACATCCAGCTTGGAAATGCCATGAAACTTTGTCAAAGCGCCCACGAGAGCATTTGGTTCATTGGAAACGTTCGGGTTCAGAACATTGACGTTCCTCTCATTCTTCACCCCCCAGTAGTACCGGGTGTCAACCACTTCGTTTGGTCCAGGGTATCCCTCGAACGCAGCAGAAGCAGAAACCTCTCCCCGGGTTACCTTGAACCGGAATGGAAGAGGCGGAAGAACAGCAGCCAGCAAACGGTCATCCGTGTTGCCAGAGAGTCCAAAGGACCCAGAGGCGCCCAGGCGAATGAACGAACCGGACACTCCACCGGCTGGGAGTGCATCGGTCAGGAGAGTGTTTGTGTTGAGGAACTGAAAGCCTCTGAATCCAAATGGCAGTACTTTGCCAGGAACCATCTTCCTAGTTACAGCCTCATTCATCACCACACGAACAATTTTGCTCCTGTTCGGGTTGCTTCCGTCCTTCACCAGACGACGATCTTCAGGGTCAACCACATCGAAAGAAAAGGCAACCTTTGTGTCCCCAACAACCTTGCCAATGTAGTTGTCCGAGTCTGGATCCATGGTTAGGTTGTTGAACTGCTCAAGAATTTTTGGCTCCACGTCCGTGTCGTTAAAATCACGGATTACTAGGGAGAAAGTTCCGTATTCATTCCTTGGGTCTGCCGATGCTTTTAGGGCTGCAACAGAAACCTTGAATTTGTCATTCGAGTAAGCACCATCATCCAAAGCTTCCACATAGAACAAATCGTATTCTGTCTGTCCGAATGGTTGAGAGATAAACCAAGGAGTCCTTGGAGTAGTGTACCTGGTATCAAATCGACCAAAAGCATCTCGTAGACGTAAAGCAGTATCTCCAGAAGTCGTGGAGGTGTTGGCCGAACCCGACACCACCCCAATCATGTTGGTGCCGGTAGAAACCGCAGCAATTTCATCATCTACCGCAAAGTCACAGTAAAGGAGATGTTTCTCGGTTTCGAACTTGTCAGGATCCGTGTTCAGGATCTTTCCAATGTAGTTCTCATTGGTTGGGTTCAGAGAAGCCGTAAGGATCTTGATGCCAGCAAATCCGTCAGTTGTTCCAAAAGTAGAACCTGCCGAGCTAGAGATTACCAGCTTGAAGGTCTTGTACATTGGGCTGGAGGTTCCCAGGTCCAAAGAGGCAAAGTCATCCATCACACCCGAGAAGGTGTCAGATGAAGACATTACCATGATCCTGGCATCGTAGGCTGTGAACAGAACTCCACGGACAAGATACGCATCCGTAGATGAACCAGTCGTGAAAAAGCTAGCATTGTCCGAGAACATCGGAAGTCCGTAGACTTCCGTTCCCGTTACAACATGTTTGGCGACAATGAACTGAGTAGCACCCTGAAACCTAAGGTCAGTAGCACTAACAGCCGAACCAGTCAGCTTGAAGCCGGCATTGGTTACCGTCCCCTTTGAAAGAGTAGCGTCAATATCCGTCTGGGTGGCATTGGCTCCAGCCCCAAGGACACGGACAAATGTACAGGCAAAACGATTATCCAACCACTTTTGCACAGCATAAGGAGCCGGGTACTTTGGATTCAGGTCACCAAACTTAGCCTGGAAGTCTGCAAAAGAACCCAGCGTAACAGGTACAAAAGCAGGCCCACGACCTGCTGCGCCAACCACGGCACTTGGTGTGCCAGATGGCTCAACCACCTTAGCGGACAGGTCAATTTCGCGGTCATAGAAACCCGGGCTTTTAAATACTTGGTCTGGCATTGCTGTCCCTCTCGTTTACCTCGTGCTGCTGTTAAAGTGCTGTCTTAGGAGGCAACACATTACTTCAGACAGCAATTAGCTATTGAATCGTCTTGGATAATTATGGACCTATACGGGTGATTCCATATTTCACTTGACTTACCGCTTTTGTCCTGTCTCTTGGATCGTAGCTATAAATTCTTCCAAGCTTTCAAAACCAGAGGCAAAGTAAGCGGTTTCCCCTTTCTTCTGGTTAGCTTCAAGGATGCGAACGTATTTCGTTTCCTGTTTTCCTGTTGTTGGATTGTAAACGGTCTTTTCAACAAGAAATTTCCCATCTGTGGTAGACTCTTGAGCAGTTGTTGGGTCCTCTTCGATGTCCGTGAGGGTGAAATTCGGATCCTTTGGTTGCTTGGGGCCTTGAGGGCTATGGACTCGCCCGGTTGGAACCACCGTTTCAAAGGAAATGTCGGTAGCTGAAAGAGTTCTCTTGATGGGAACAGGGTTTCCTGGTCCATTTGGAGCAAGAAGGAAAGCTTTTACCGTCATCTGGACGGTGTAGCGGATCACTCGTTTGTCTTCCTTGAAGTCATCGAAGTTCTCGGCCGAACTTACCTCATCCGAGACGCTGGCAATAAACCAATAGCCCTTCGGAGTATTCAGTCGGAACATCTTGCCCTGGGGCAGCTGAGCCGACAGAAAGGTAGAAATGAGGTAGTTCATGTGGATGGTGAAGCTGGTCCAGAACGTTACCTCGTAGGTCGCTGTATAGAACTGAGGCTGCGGGATTGTAATGATTTCCCAGACATTGTTTCCCAGCTTGGGGTCCAGGAGGGCTCCCTGAGCGGTACCTGAATCCTTGTTGGGGCCAAAAGCGCCTTGTTCCCTGGTTGATGTTGGATTGCCAGGATTCAGGTAGTCAATAGCCAGCTTGTTAAGCAAGTTCTGGTAGTCCCGGTCTTCATGAGCCAGCCTCCTGCGAATCACTAGTTCTCCTGTAAACTGGTTCATTCCTCGGCTGGTGAGATCATCAGGTGCTTGAGTAATGCCTTTTCTCCGGATGGAAATGGCTGGAAGAAGAAGCTGTTTGCTTTTGTCCCGAGGGGGCCGCAACTTCTTTACCAGTGCAAACCTTTCACCGGTCGCCAAAATCACGTAAGGCTTGTTAATGTTTTGAGGTCCATTTTCACCGTCTGGAATAACGGTATTGCGAAAGCCAATACGTTCATCAAACAGGGCATGCAAAGCCACATCCACATCCTCTAACTCACATGGAGGAAT